ATGACCACATCAGGCGTAGCCAACTTTGATCTTCAGTTTGATGATCTGATTGCCGAGGCGTATGAACGTTGCGGCATAGAGGTCAGGGCTGGCTACGACATGAAAACGGCCCTTCGGTCGTTAAATATTATTTTTGCTGAGTGGGCCAATCGTGGATTGAACCTTTGGACGATTGAGCAGCGCCAGCAAGTGTTGACGGCGGGGGTATACGCATACGACCTGCCAGACGATACAGTAAATGCTTTATCTGCGGTGATTCGCACGAATGCGGGACAGTCTACCCAGCAGGACATTACGATTGACCGTATTAGCCGCGCAGAATGGCTGCATGTCCCTAATAAGAATACCCAGTCCAGACCTGCTCAATACTATGTACAGCGTTCTGTTCCGACCACGGTATATTTGTACCCAGCACCTGATGATACGCAGACGTGGACATTTGTGTATTACGCCATCCGACGCATTGAAAATGCGGGGGCATATACCAATACAGCAGACATTGTTTTCCGCTTTTTACCCTGTTTGGTGGCAGCTTTAGCATTCCATCTGGCCGTTAAGAAGGCTCCAGATCGTATGGTAATTTTGAAACAACTGTACGAAGAAGAATTTGCCAGAGCAGCGGCGGAAGATCGGGACACAGCCAGCGTATTTCTGACACCAACCTACTCGGGTAGGTAATCATGGGCTATGCTTCAGGCAAGTTTGCGATTGCACTGTGTGACCAATGCGGTCAGCGGTACAAGCTGCTTGAGCTGATTAAGGATTGGAAGGGCTTTAAGGTCTGCACTGAATGCTATGAATCAAAGCATCCACAGTTAGAGCCCAAGCGCAACATCACGGAGCCACAGGCCTTGTATCAACCTCGACCAGAGTCTCGTTTGTACGTTACAGTCTATGTGGGCTTGACTGCGGACTCTTCGTTTGCGAGCATTGGCATGCAGCCGATGCCGTATTCCAAACAATTGGTGGCAGCCGGTGTGCTGTCCCCTGTAACCACGTCGATCACATGAACTACGCTGAACTCATTGTTGCGATTGCGGACTATACCGAGAACACGTTCACGGCAACGGAGCTTTCCATTTTTGTAAGACAGGCCGAGCAACGCATCTACAACATGGTGCAGTTGGCAAATTTGCGCCGCAACCAGACGGGTACGATTACTTCAGGGAACAAGTATTTGTCTGCTCCCGATGATTATTTGTCTACGTATTCTCTTGCGGTGTACACATATGCTTCCCCTACGGCTACAGGTATCTCTGCGGCATTCACTATTACGGTGAGCAGTGCAACGGACATAGCTATTGGCCAAGTGGTAACTGGTTCAGGTATCGGTACAGGTGCTCAAGTAACAGCCATCAACGGCACAACAATTACTTTGTCTGTGGCCAATAGCAGCACTGTTTCGGGAACGATCATTTTCCAAGGTGACTATCTGTACCTGTTGGACAAGGACGTGAACTTTATCCGTGAGGTGTATCCAAACCCTGCCAGCACGGCAGAACCAAAATACTATGCCATCTTTGGCCCACAATCTGCCAATGTGACGGAGTTATCGTTCATTCTTGGTCCTACGCCGGACCGGACCTACAAAGCAGAACTGCATTACTACTACTACCCTGAGTCAATTGTGACTGCGGGCACTTCGTGGCTGGGTGACAATTTTGACTCTACATTGCTGTATGGTTCACTGGTTGAGGCATACACGTTCATGAAGGGTGAGCAAGACATGATGGCGCTGTACGATGCCAAGTACAAAGAGGCGATGGCGCTTCTGAAGAACTTGGGTGATGGCAAACAACGGGCCGACACTTATCGTGACGGTCAAGTCAAGGTTAAGGTGCAGTAATGATTACAGCAGGCCTTACTACCAGTTTCAAAGAACAAGTTCTTTTGGGGGTGCACGATCTTATCAACGATGTAATAAAAGTTGCTTTATACACATCTGATGCTGATCTTGGACCTACTACAACCGTGTACACAACTACCAATGAAGTATCCGGAACAGGATATACAGCGGGGGGTAATGTGGCCTTGAACTTCATTGTTCAGCAGGGTAACGGAGCGGGATATGCTACCTTTGACAACCCATCTTGGCCGGGCGCAAACTTTACAACCCGGGGTGCCTTAATCTACAATTACACTAAAGGCAACAAGTCGATTGGCGTGTTTAATTTTGGAACTGATCAGACAATGGCCAATCAAGGTTTCACCATTCAGTTACCAGCGGATAATCCCGAAACTGCTGTAATTCGGATCATTTAAGGAGAAAAGAATGCTGGTAACAACAACAAAAGGCGAAATGGATGATTCCTTGCTTGAAAAGCGGGAAGGCTCCGTCGATAATGACAATGAAATCACAACATGGGTTGAGTATTGGCTAGAAGGTGAGCTTGTACACCGTTCCGCTCATGTAACGTTGAAAAAAATGCCAGTTTTTGGCGGCGGCGAAACACAAACTTTAGGCTAAAGGAAACATCATGGCAAATACCCAATCAATGTGTACCTCATTTATGAGCGAGCTAATGCTCGGTCAGCATCAGCTTGGTACTTCAACCATCGTATCCCGTGGCAGTTTGACAGCACCAACTACAGATACTGTTAAAGCAGCTCTGTATTTGACATCGGCAACGATCAATGCGGCCACCACTGCCTACACAGCAACTGGTGAAGTGAGTGGTACAAATTACACTGCGGGCGGCGTAACGGTAACAAATGCTACCGCTCCAACTTCAACCAATTCCTCAGCAACTGCGGGCGTGGCTTATTGGACCCCCTCAGCGTCAATTACCTACACTACAGTGACTTTGGCAACGGCGTTTGACACCGTGTTGTTGTACAACTCAACGCAAACCAACAAGGCTATCAGTGTCCACACGTTTGGTTCACAGACCATTACGGCTGGTACTTTCACTTTGACAATGCCTTCAAACACAACATCAACCGCTTTGTTGCGCTTGGCTACCACCTAAGGGGTAGTCCATGTCTCTCGGCTGGGGTGACGGTACATGGAGTAGCGGCCCTTGGGGTGGAGGGACGGTATATCCAACAGGGAATGAGGCGACCGGTTCCGTCGGTACGCTCTCGCCTGATCGGACTATTGCCTTATCTGGAGTTTTTGCTTCAGGCGCTGTTGGTACAGTTGTTCCAAGTAACACAGATGCAGAAACTGGGGATGTAGCAACTGGTTCTGTAGGAACCGTATCCCCTGTATTTGCAGTAGCAATATCAGGTGTACCTGCCGCAGGATCGGTTGGAACAGTAACGGTAAGCAAATCAGTTGCTTTGTCAGGAACGTCGGCTTCAGGGTCGGCAGGAACGGTAGCTGTAAGCAATACCAATGCAGCAACTGGAGATGCAGCAGCGGGCAGTGTAGGTACAGTTGCTCCCGTGATGTTGGTTGGTTTGTCTGGGGTAACTGCCGCCGGTCAGGTCGGGACGGTATCTTTTAGCAAGTCTTTTGCGCTCTCAGGGGTGGTTGCAGCAGGAAATGCTGGAACACCGGTGGCTAACCTTTCTGTCGCGTTGACCGGGGCGTTGGCCCAAGGAAGCGTAGGAACGGTATCTGGTGACAAGAACATCCCCTTGACAGGGCCGCAGAGTGCAGGTGCAGTTAATACTGTTATTCCTAGTAGTTCTGCGAATCTGACGGGTAACTTTGCTGTTGGAACTCCCGGTGGAGTAATTGTTCCGCTTAACAGTAATCAAGCAAATGCTGCGGTAGGCACTGTTGTCAAGGAACTTCTGATAGCATTGACGGGCAACTCGGCTGGTGCATCAGTTGGATCAATTGGCTTTAATCGTTCTTCTGTCTTGACAGGTGTTCAAGGTAGTGGCACGGTAGGAACTTTAATTGCGGTTTATTGGGCAAATATTGATGACAATCAAACAGCAAACTGGCAAAATATCAGTAACCCACAGACTCCCGGCTGGACCGACATTGTGAATGTTGAAACGGCTGATTGGGAAGAAGTTGTAACTTGAGGTAAACCATGACGACTGCATACACAACACTTTTAGGGCTGGCGCTACCGGTTACAGGAGAACTTTCTGGAACTTGGGGCGACACTGTCAACAACTCCATCACTCAACTGACAGATGATGCTATTGCGGGCGTAGCCACACAAAGTGTGCTGTCTGCGGATTGGACACTAACCACTACCGGTTCTGGCGCATCTAACCAAGCACGGTACGCGATCCTTATTCCAACGGGCTCTCCCGGTGTTTCACGAAATATCATTGCACCGTCCAAGAGCAAGATATATGCGGTCATCAACCAGTCTGACAGCGATGTCATTCTCAAGGGTGCGGCAACTACTGGCGTATTGATTCCTACGGGTGCCGCGATTCTTTGTGCATGGAACGGTACTGACTTTGCGCAGGTCACCACGTTGAAGGTTACTACTGGGACAACCACCCAGCGCCCTGCAAGCCCTTCTGTGGGTATGTTGCGGTACAACACAACAACCAACCAGTTTGAGGGCTACAGCGGATCTTCTCCTGCTTGGACTTCGGTGGGCGGTGCAACGCTCAGTAACGACACAAGCACGACAAGCAATTTGTATCCTACGTTTGCCAGTGCCACATCGGGTACGGCATTAAATTTATACACAGGCAACGCCAAGCTGTTGTACAAGCCAAGCACTGGTGAATTGCAAGCATCAGTACCAGTTGCATTGAATGGTATTGTGGTGAACAGCCTGACCGTAGCTACAAGCTACACAATTGCTTCGGGGTACTCAGGAATGTCGGCAGGCCCGATTACGTTGAGTGGCGGTGTGGTTGTCACAGTTACATCTGGCTCACGCTGGGTTATCCAGTAAAAAGGAATAGATATGTCAAGTATTGTTGTAAACGGAGATACAAGCGGCAGTGTGACGTTATCAGCGCCTGCGGTAGCGGGTTCTGTGACTGTGACTTTGCCGTCTACTACTGGCACTATGCTGACTACAGCATCTTCGACAGGCATCAGTGGTAGCGCAATTTCTTCAGGTACTGTTGCTGAAGCTTATGGTGGCACTGGAACTTCAACTGGCTACTACGGCTTCAAGAACCGCATCATCAATGGTGCAATGGTGATTGACCAAAGAAATGCTGGTGCTAGTGTTACTCCTACAAACGCACAATATTTAACAGATAGATTTTCTGCTTTATTAACACAAGCATCTAAATTTACAGCACAGCAAAATGCTGGTTCTGTTACGCCTCCAGTAGGATTTATTAACTACCTCGGCATGACATCTTCATCAGCGTATTCTGTTTTAACAGGCGATGCTTTTGGTGTTTTGCAAAAAATTGAAGGTTTAAATGTTGCAGACTTAGGTTGGGGAACAGCTAATGCTAAAACAGTTACATTATCTTTTCAAGTTTATAGTTCTTTAACAGGAACTTTTGGCGGTTCTATTTTAAATAGTGCAGTTACTAGGTCATATCCATTTACTTATACAATTTCTACAGCTAATACTTGGACTTCAATTAGCGTTACTATCGCTGGTGATACCTCTGGAACTTGGTTGACAACAAACGGCATCGGTATAAATATTAATTTTAGTTTAGGAACTGGCGCTACATATAACGGAACCGCTGGCGCTTGGGCTGGCGCTTATTACCTTTCTGCCACAAGCGCAACATCAGTAGTCGGCACTAACGGTGCTACCTTTTACATCACAGGCGTACAGCTAGAAAAAGGATCAACAGCAACTAGCTTTGATTACAGACCTTATGGGACTGAGTTGGCTTTGTGTCAGAGGTATTTTCAAAAGGTCGGGGATGGGGGGAATCCTTATGCTGTTTTAGGTGTTGGTCGCTTTGCTAGTGCAACAGTAGCGTCAATTCGTTTTCCTTGGTCTGTTGTTATGAGAGCAACACCATCAGGAACATTTAATTCAGCAACATATCAATTCACAGATGGGACTGCATCAAGAAGTGTTGGGGCAATTAGTTTTTATTCTGCTGGTACAGATGGAGTTGAGGGTGATGTTGTTACATCATCAGCAACAAATGGTGCAATGACCCAATTAAGAGGAAATGCGGCATCTAATGCGCCTTATATCAACTTAAGTGCGGAGTTATAAAAATGCAATATAAATTATTTAAAGGAAGCTATGGAATAGTTCGTTCCGTGCTTCGGACAGATGATGATGGCCAAGTTTGGGGAATCCCCTTTGACCCCGACAACACAGACTACCAAGCCTACCTAAAGTGGCTTGAAGAAGGCAACACACCACTACCCGCAGATGAGGTAACACAATGACCACAACAATCAATGCCAGCACCAGTGCGGGTTTAGTTCAGACTGCTGACACCAGCGGCGTGTTGGCGCTTCAAACTGCTGGGACTACGGCGGTTACT